GATATAAGAGCCTTACAGCTGTATTTAAGCTATCGTTATGGAAAACCTAAGGAAAGTATAGACCTCAACTCATCGGAGGGCTTAAACATCAATTTTAGAGATTTAATAAAGTTTGTTGATTAACCATTGATTGAAGTAAAAAAGAAATATCTGCCTATTGTTGAAACAGACAGTAGGTATTTTATAGTAAGTGGTGGTCGTGGTTCTGGGAAGTCATTTTCAGTAAACGCACTTTTAGTTATGCTTACTTATGAAGCTGGACATACTATCCTATTTACAAGATACACACTAACCTCAGCATACATATCTATCATACCAGAGTTTATAGACAAGCTTGAGCAGTTTGGCTCTATGGAACACTTCCACATAACTAAGGATGAGATACTAAACAAAAAGACTGGAAGCAAGATAATCTTTAGAGGTATAAAGACATCAAGTGGAGACCAGACTGCAAACCTTAAATCTTTACAAGGTATTACTACTTGGGTAGTAGATGAAGCAGAGGAACTAACAGACGAGCAGAAGTTTGATACTATAGACTTATCGGTTAGACAGAAAGGAAACAAGAACAGAGTTATCCTAATACTAAACCCTACAACCAAAGAGCATTTCATTTACACAAGGTTCTTTGAATCTAAAGGAGTGCAAGAGGGTAGCAATATAACAAAAGACAATACTACCTACATACATACCACATACATAGACAACATAGATAACCTATCTAAAAGCTACATAGAGCAGATAGCTCAAATGCGTGAACGTAGACCAGAGAAATACAAACAACAAATGTTAGGTGCTTGGCTTAATAAAGCTGAGGGTGTTATATTTGATAATTGGACAATAGGAGAGTTTAAGAGAACAAGCGTAAGTGTATGGGGTCAAGATTACGGATTCGCAGCAGACCCTTCTACATTGGTTGAGGTTAATATAAACAGTAGCACTAAGACCATCTACCTAAAAGAATGTTTCTACTTACAAAGACTAACTACTACACATATAGCAGACTTAAATATTAAACACGCTAAGGATGGTTTGATAATAGGGGATAGTGCAGAGCCAAGACTACTAAGCGAGATAAAAGCAAAGGGGTGCAATGTAAAACCAAGTATTAAAGGACAAGGAAGTGTAACATACGGAATAAGCCTTTTACAAGACTATGACTTAGTAGTAACACCAGAAAGCACCAACCTCATCAAAGAGCTAAACAACTACAGTTGGCTTGAAAGAAAGTCTAATACACCAGTAGATAAATGGAATCACTTAATAGATGCTATTAGGTACGCAGTAGGCTACCAACTACAAAACCCAAACAGAGGTAAGTATATTGTATCTTAGTCCCTAAAATAAATTAAAAACGTTTATATATTAATAAGTAAAAGAATATGAAAGTAAATCTTAAAATCCCTACAAGTCTAAACGAGATAACACTTGGTCAATATCAAGAGTTCTCAAAGTTAGATAATGATACAGAAATAAAGCCTGTAGATGTTCAGTTAAAGATGATTGAGATATTTTGTAATGTATCGGATTTAGTGGTTAGAAATATGAAAGCTACAGACATAACAGAGATATGTAATATCTTAAATAATATGTTTGATACAGAACACCAACTTGTAAATAGGTTTAAACTAAATGGGGTTGACTATGGTTTTATACCAGAGCTTGATGATATGACCTTTGGGGAGTATGTAGACTTAGACACATTCATAGGAGACAATGATAACTTACATAGAGCTGCAAATGTTTTGTTCAGACCTATAGAGTTTAAAAGAGGAGATAGATATACTATTAAAGATTATGATTCTGACACAAGTGAAGTGGCTAAAGACTTTCCATTAGATGTAGTGCTTGGAGCTATTGTTTTTTTTTATCGTTTAGGGAAAGACTTGTCGGTAGCTATGATGAACTCTTTGGACAAGAAGAACGAGAAGGATTTAGCACAGTATCTAATTTCACATCCAAGTATGGATGGTTCAATTCACTCTATGCAATCGCTGACGGAGATATTACAAAATTTGAATATATCACTAAATTAAATGTACACGAATGTTTAACATTCTTAGAATACACAAAAGAAAAAAACCAAATAGAAGCAGCACAGATAAAAAGTAAATTTAAGTAATATGAGCAATACAGGGATAAGAGGATTTTACCAACTAACAGAAACTATAAAGACACAGTTACTAAGTGATGTAAACGTAAACACAGTAACAACTGGGGATATATTCGACATTGACTTATCTAAGCAAAGTATCTTTCCTTTAAGCCACATAATTATAAACTCTGTTACAACACAAGAGCAAGTATTATTATTTAACATTACTGTAATGGCAATGGATATAGTAGATGAGAGCAAAGAGAAGACAGAAGATATATTCAGAGGTAATAACAATGAGCAAGATGTGCTTAACACACAGTTAGCAGTATTAAACAAATTAGTAATGGTATTGCGTAGAGGTACACTTTATAGTGATAAGTTCCAATTAGAAGGAGATGCAACGTTAGAGCCTTTCTATGAAAGGTTTGACAATCGTTTAGCTGGGTTTGCTGCTACTATGGACATAGCAATACACAACGACATAACTATATGTTAGCAGAACAATACTTAAGGGATGAGCTTAATAAGTTTGCTAAGTATGTTATTCAGCAGAGTAGAAGTAATTTGTCTAAAAGTAAAAAGAACGCTTCTAAGGAGCTTTATAATTCTTTAGGGTATGATATAGCAGAAAACTCTGGAACAACGTCATTAGGCTTTGAAATGGCTGATTATGGTAAGTTTCAAGACAGAGGGGTAAGTGGTAAAGAAAAGAAATACAGTACACCTTACTCATATACAACAAAGATGCCTCCACCAAAGGCTTTTGATAAATGGGTAGTAAGGAAAGGAATAGCTCCAAGAGGTAAAGGTGGGAAGTTTGCATCAAGAGAAGGGATTAAGTTTGCTATTGCTAAATCAATATATAAGAAAGGAATAAGACCAAGTATGTTTTTTACTAAGCCCTTTGAAGCAGCATTTAAACGCTTACCAGATGAATTATTAGAAGCATACTCAGTAGGTATAGAGAAACAGATACAAGTAAACATAAATAAGAAATGAGCAATATAAACGTAAGAAGTCCATACTATATAACTACAGGGACTGTAACAGGCTTAAATAGTACAACTATAGAAATATACATCTATACTGGTGCAAGGATAACGGGCAGACCATCAACACCTACTTATAAACTTGAGGGATTTGCAATCAAGAATGAAGTTACTTTTGAGGTAAGTGAACTTATTAAAGACTATATTAGTCAGACTTTTACTGGTACATATTCAACAAGTATCTTATGGGTGGATTATAGAACAACTCAAACGATAAACGGAGTAGCTCAAACAATAAGTGGTTATACTTATCGTAAAGCTCTTAATGGATATGGTTACTTTGAAGATGGTGCTAATCCACAAAACGATAATGCTGTTTATATAAGCAATGATATTATTTTAAAGTTAGATGATTCTCCAGTAGTATTTCCTGTTGACAACTCTATAACAAGTTCAGTAGCGTATTTACTAAACGGAGAGATAGTTAGAACTGTTAATTTAACACAAAGCTCTTTAAGTAGTGAGCAAGTGAGGTATATTACAAATGGTGTTGATGGTGCTGATTCTTTTGAAGATAGAGTTGTGCAGTCTGGTGGTACTTTTGAGGATAATGTTTGTATTGTAGAATTTGAGGATGAGTTTATTTTTATGGACTGCGATTCTATACACGTTAGTTACTCACAAGGTGGTGTTAGTAAGGTTAAAATTTTAAAAGTACAAAATGTTGAGGAGTGTAAGTATGAACCTTACAAAGTAACATTTGTAAATAAGTTTGGTGCTTTGCAAGATATATGGTTTTTTAAGAGAACTAATAAAACACTAACAACAAAAAAAGAATCGTTTAAAAGAAACATAGTTAGCGGAGCAAGTTATTCAATAAACAAGCACCAAGATACAATACTAACCAAACAAGGAAGTGAGAAGCTTACATTAAACACAGGATACTACCCAGAAGCTTATAACGATGTATTTAAACAGCTTGAACTTAGTGAGGAGTGCTGGATAGAAATAGACTTTAAGACATTACCTATAAATATAGCTTCAACAAGTTTAGCATATAAGACACAACTAAACGATAAAATAATAAACTACACTATAGAGGTAGAGTTTGCTAACAACACAATAAACGATATTAGATAGATGCAGATAATAGAGTTATACATACGGAGTCAGTTCTTAGCTCAAGGTACTGCAAGTGCTACAACTACAAATAAATTAGTAGATTCATCAGCAACCTTCACGACTTTAATTAAGGTTGGGGATGTGGTAGAAAACACAACAGACAATACTACTGCAAAGATAACAGTAATAGATTCAGCTACTCAAGTAACGCTTGACAACAATATAATGACAAGCGGAGAAACGTATCGCATATACACCGACTATGTTAAGATGGATTTGTTTAATGATGAAAGTATAAGTATTTCAGATAGCATACAAGATGTTAGAGATATATCTAAAATATTCACAACATTCTCACAACAGTTTAACTTACCAGCTTCAAAGACTAATAACAAATTCTTTAAGCATTATCAAGATACAGATATAATAAATAGCTTTGATGCAAGGTATAAAGCTGATGCAATAATAAAACTAAACGGAGTAGATTTTAGAAAGGGAAAGATAAGACTAAACACAGTAGACTTAAAAAACAATAAGGCTCATTCTTATAAGGTTGTTTTCTTTGGAGATATAGTAGAGCTAAAAGATTTGTTTCAAGACGATGACTTAAGCTCTTTACCATTTCCAGATAGTTTAAATTTCACTTATGATGATGCAACTGTTTTAAGTAAGTTTCAAACATCAGTTACTGCTGATATAGTATTTCCGTTAGTAACACATAGCAAATACTTTAATATACATACAAACGATAAATACCAAAGCGGAAGTGATAGCTTAATTTATACAGATTTAAAACCAGCGTTAAGAATAAAAAAAATAATAGAAGCTATAGAGTCTAAGTATAACCTTACTTTTAGTGATGACTTTTTTAACAGCTCTAATTTTAAGGTTATTTATATGTTACTGCATAGAGACTCTGGCAATGTTAGTAATGCTTTAACTACTGGAGGTTTATTAACTGTTGAAAATAGTTTTAATGATGACTTAACTTTAGCATCTGGAGATGAAGTAAGACCTTTAGGTGCTGTTGGAGCTGGTTGGTATGTATTTTATTACACAATAACGTTAGCATCAACTGAGCCAGTAACTGTAAGAATTACAGAGCCAAATGGAAATGTATTAGCTCAACAAACTTATGACACTATAGGCTCACATACTTTACAATTTGTCGAAGGTTTTATAAATACCCCAAGTGATATTTTTTTTACTATTGAAGCTGAAAATACTTTAAGTATTACTCAGTCATTGCAAGTTACAAGAAATACTACATCTGGGGTTGTTTTAGATGGAACTTTTAGTTTTCCAAATAACTCAATATTAAACACCTTTGTAGTGTCTCGTCAAATTCCACAAATGAAGGTTATAGACTTTATGACATCTTTGTTTAAAATGTTTAATCTAACTGCATATAAAGAGGATGGTGTTATAGTGGTAAGGTCTTTACAAGACTTTTACAGGACTGGTAATGCTTACGACATTACAGATTATGTAGATGTAAATAAATCAAGTGTAGGAAAGCTACTGCAATTTAAAGAGGTAGACTTTAGATTTAAAAGCAAAGAATACTTTTTGGTTAAAAATTCTGATAATATTCAAGATGATGACTTTGGTAATTTAACATCTGGTAATGATGAGTTTGATGGGGAGGCTTATAAAATAGAGATAGGCTTTGAGAAGATGATGTATGAACGATTGAGAGATACTAATGGAAACTTAACAAATGTAACACAAGGTTCTTTATTAGATAATAACTTAGAAGCAACTATAGGACAGCCATTGTTGTTGTATTGTAAAAACACAGATGCTGATGGTTCTATATTTTGGAATGGCACTACAGAAATAACAAACTATAAGCGACCATCTAACTCTAATATAACTCTTCCAATAGTTAATAATACTTTAAATTTTGGTGCAGAGATGGATGAGAATAGTTTAGCGTTTAACACAAACTCTTTATTCCAAAAGAACTATATAGATTACATCTCAAGTATATTTGATAAACAAGCAAGAAAGACTAAAATAACTGCTTATCTGCCCTTAAGAATATTGCTGAATTATAACTTAAATGATACGTTTATAATAGCTAATAAGAGCTATAGAATAAACACAATAAAAACAAACCTACTAACAAACAAAACAGAGTTAGAGTTGTTTAATGTTTTTACAAGTTTAAATGATTCACGAAATGGTATAGATGGAGGTTTGCCAAGAATGGCTGACTTTGGAACTACTTCGGTAGGTTCTACAACAGTAAACACAAGCTGGACTGCTGTAAGTGGAGCTATAAGATACTGGTTGTATGTCAATGATAATTTAGTGCAAAAACAAACAACTACAACTTATCAGTTTACAGGTTTGCAAATATTAACAACATTTAAGTTAAGTGGTCAAGTCGAATATGCTAATAATAAATTAAGCAGTTTGCAAGATATAATAGTAACAACCACAGCACCTACACCTTAAACAAATTATACAATGATAAAATTAATAATAGAGGGTTTAAAATACGCAAACGGAGAGACTGAGAATATTAGAATAGCACAAGGTAAGCATAAACTACCTACAACATTAAAAGAGGGATACAAAGCACTAAAACAAGAAATAAAATGGCTATAGAAAAAACAATAGATATCAATGTAAACGCTAAGGACGCTATAAATGATATTAATCTTTTAAATAGCGTATTAGAGGAACAAGAGCAGATTACAATAGAGCTACAAAGAGAACAGCAAAGACTTGAGCAACAGTTAAGGGATACTCCTAAAAATTCTTTAGCAGCTCAAAGGGAACTCAATAAGGAATTAAACCACGTTAAGGACTCTATAAAAGACCAGAACTTATCTGTAAAGCAGTTAAAGGTTCAGCAGAAGTCTTTAAGCAAAGGTACTAATGATTTAACAAATGACCTTGTATCCAATGGTGGTGCAATGGGAATCTTAAACAACTTAACTGGTGGTTTAGCTCAACAGTTTAAGGATTCTTACGAGGCAATATCATTATCTTCTAAAGGTCTTAGTGGCTTTAAAAGAGCGATGTTAGCAACTGGTATTGGTGCTTTAGTTGTAGGTGTTGGTTTATTGGTTGCTAATTTTGACAAGATAAAAGATTTTTTAAGTGGTATTACAGCAGAAAGTAAAGCAGCGAGGGAAGCGTTAGAAAAAGAAGCAGAAGCATTAAATCAATCTATTGCTAAACAGACAACACATTTACAGTCAGTTGCAAGAGCTTATGAGAGTGGAGCTTTAAAAGGAGAGAATCTTAAAAATGTTATAAATGACTTAAACGAAAAGTATGAAGATGCTAATTTAGAGTTAGATGAGAACAACGAGCTAACAGCAGATTCTTTAGCATTTATTGACAACCAAGTTAAAGCTATAAAAGTACAAGCTAAAAACAAAGCTATACTTACAAACATAGAAGCACTATATAGTGATGAACTACAAGCTCAAACCTTAATAGGTCAAGAGAATAATAAGTTTATGGTTGAAAGAGCGAAGTTAACAGATTTAATAGCTCAAAAAGCAGCAGTAGACCCTAACGATTCAACATTAAAAAATCAACTTAACAAACGGATAGCAGCTTCTCAAAGAAGACAAAAAAGCATTGCTAAAGACATTGCATCCCTAACAAGACAAAGAGCAGAAATACAAGACGCTATTGATAGAGAGACAAGAAGATTAGATTTTACTGAATTTGCGAAACCTAAAAAACAAAAAAAAGATAGAAAAGACTCTGGTAAATCACAAGAAGAGGAAGAGAAAGAAGAAGCAAAAAAACTCGAGGACTTAAAAAATAAAATTAGAGATGCAGAAGCTAATAAAGAAGATGAGGCACGAGCTTTAGAATTAAAAAAAATAAAAGAACATAACGAAAAGCTATTACAAGAAGCAAAAGATGCTGACTTACTTACTCAAGAATTAAAAGATTCATTAGATGAAAAATTAGTAGCCAAACAAGCTGAGTTTGACAGAATAGATGAAGAAAGAAGAAAGAAAAAAGCAGCAGAAGAAAAGGCTGATAAGTTAAAGAAACAAGAGGAAAAAATATCAGAGCTTGAGTTATCAAAAGAGTTTAGTGATTTAGCCTTTGAAGAACAAAGGGCTAAAATAAAAGAAAGAGAGCAATTACTTTTAGAAGATAAACTTTTATCAGATAAGCAAGAGCTTGTGTTGGCTAATCAGTTTAAAGATGCTAAAATCGAAATAGCTAAAGCTGAAGCTGAAGCAAAGGCTAAAACTTTAGATGATACAACAGATGTATTACAAAAGTTTACTGGTATTGCTGGAGAAGAAACTGCTGCTGGTAAAGCTCTTTCTATCGCAAGTGCTACTATAAACACTTACAGAGGGGTTTCAGATGCTTTAGCTGCTAAGACTGTTACACCTTTTGAAACTGCTTTAAAGTTTGCTAATGCTGGAGCTATTTTAACTTCTGGTATGCAAAATGTTAAAAAGATAGTGTCTGTAAAAGTCCCTAACGTTGGCGGCGATTCTGGTGGTGCTGCTGGTGGTGGTTCTGTTGGAGGAGCTCCACAACCTCCAGCTTTTAACATTGTAGGTGCAAGTGAAACAAATCAATTAGCTGATGCAATAGGAACGCAAGAACAGCAACCAGTACAGGCTTATGTAGTGTCTAACGATGTAACAACTGCACAGAGTTTACAAAACAATATTGTTGAAGGAGCAACGATAGGATAAATACAAAATAAATTAAAAATCTTTATATAATAATATGCGAATAGTAGAACTGATTTTAGACGAAGACCAAGAGATAGGAATTGAAGCTATTAGCGTAGTAGAGAATCCAGCAATAGAAGAAGATTTTATAGCTCTTAAATCACAAGAGTTTAAACTTGCTGAGGTAGACAAAGAGAAGCGTATATTAATGGGTGCTTTACTAATCCCAAATAAGCCTATATACAGACGAAACGGAGAAGATGAGTATTATATATATTTCTCAAAAGATACTGTCTTAAAAGCCTCTCAAATGTATTTAATGCAAGGCAAACAAAACAACTCAACCTTAGAACACCAATACGAAATAAACGGACTTAGTTTAGTAGAGTCTTGGATTGTTGAAGATAAGGTACACGATAAGTCAGTCAAGTATGGTATGGATTTACCTTTAGGTTCTTGGGTTGGTTCTGTAAAAGTAAACAACGATAAAATCTGGAATGAGTTTGTAAAAACAGGTAAGGTAAAAGGGTTTTCAATAGAGGGCTACTTTGCTGACAAGATGGAAAGACCTAAAGAAACTATCAAAGATGATTTATCTAAAATTGAAGAAGAAGAAGCGGAGTACTTATTAAGTCAAGTAACTGCTATACTAAAGAATGAAGATATAGAGTTAGAAAGCTATTCAGATTATCCAAGTGGTGTTAAAAATAATGCTAAGAGAGGTTTAGAATTAAATGAAAAGGTAGATAATAAATGTGCTACACAAGTGGGTAAGGTAAGAGCTCAACAATTAGCACAAGGGAAACCAATAAGCAAAGAAACAATTAAAAGAATGTTTAGCTATTTATCAAGAGCTGAGGAGTATTATGATGAAGGAGATTCTAAGGCTTGTGGTACTATCTCATATTTATTATGGGGTGGTAAAGCTGGATTAAGATGGGCTGGTAGTAAATTAAAAGAGTTAGAGAAATGAAGAACAAATCAAAAGAATTTATAACACCAAGCAAGACAAGTCCAAAGAGTAGTAGAAAAGGGTGTTTATGTAAAGACAACACTTATAAGACCAAATGTTGCGACGGAAGTTTAAGAGCTCAAGGAATAGGAAGTATTTGAAAATGCAAAATTAATTTTTAACCATTATATATTAATATGAACACAAATGATATGATTAGTAAAATCAAGGAAGTTGTAGGCTTATCTGAAGAAGTTAAGTTAGAACAACAAACGTTAGAAAATGGTACTGTCTTAGAGGCAGATGCATTTGAATCAGATAACGAAATATTTATCGTTACTGAAGATGAAAGAGTAGCTGTGCCTGTTGGAGAGTATCAACTCGAAGATGGAAGAATCTTAGTAGTAGCTGAAGAAGGGATTATTTCTGAAGTTAAAGAAGCTGGAGAAGAAGAAGTAGAGGAAGAAGTAGAAGAAGTGGAAGCTCAAGAAGAAGAAAAAGAAGAAATGGGCTACGCTACTAAAGAAGAACTTGCTGAGGTAAAAGATATGATTGAAGAAATCAAAGCAATGCTTGAGCCTAAAGAAGAAATGAGTTCTGAGGACTTAGGAAAC